TGTACGGCAGGAGCATCGTCAGGATCGGTGAGGCCATCGGTGCCTTGCACTGGCATAAGCGCCGCGATCTCCTCATCGGTGAACCCCACCAAGTCCAGATCAAATCCAAGATCACCCAGCTCGCCCAGCTCGAGCGCCAGCATCTCATTGTCCCACCCAGCATTCATGGCCAGCTTGTTGTCAGCCAGTACATAGGCCCGTTTCTTGGCATCTGACCAGCCCTTGGCCACCATGACTGGCACCTCGGTCATTTGCAGGCGCTGTGCGGCCAGTGTTCGGCCATGACCGGCAATGATGCTGCCTTGCTCATCCACCAGGACTGGAGTCGTCCATCCCCATTCCTTGATGCTGGCCGCAAGCTGGCTGATCTGCTCGTCCGAGTGTGTGCGTGCATTGCGTGCATAGGGCACCAGCTTCTCGATGGCCCAGCGTTCTACCTTGTCTGCTGGATTGTGTGTTTTCGTGGTCATGCTGCATTGTCCTTCAGAATTTGCTGCCGCGCCATCTTCATCGCATCCTTGAGGTCAATCCTGAGCTGCTCGTTGGCCTCTTGCTCGGCCAGCAGTGCAGCGTAGCAGTCCTGACAAAAGCGCACCAGGTTGTCGCGCTCCCAGGTTGCGAAGTTGGGGTGATCTGGTGGTTGTGTCATGTTAGTGCTTGCTTACTTTCCTGTGGATAACTTTTCACCACTTTTTATGTGGCCTTGGTTATGGAATTGGCCGCAGCGTTAGGTAACTGGTAACCCCCCCTAAAGGGGGGGATTACGTTACGTTACCCTAAACGCAGACTTTGCCAAGGTAACTGATTACGTTTTTTTACGTCACAGTTACCTGTTACCTTTCCATGATTGTGGATAAGTCTGTGGATAACCATAATCATCTCTCCGACTTGCGAATGAGCATGGAACTTGCATGAGTCTCATTGATCACCAGCCAGCCATGCTCAAAGGCCTCGATGATCTCGGCTGTCAACAGGTCTGCGATTGGTTTTCCTGGCACGCTTGGCTTGAGGTACTGCTTGGCTGAGGTCTCGCTGACATCCATTTTCTGGATCAGGTAGTCCAGCATGGCCGACCTGCTGAGGTATGGCTGGCCGTTGCGCTCCTCGGCACCAGATGCCCACCAGGCGTTCTCAAAGGTCTTGCGATGGCTGTCGATCTTGCCATCCTTCTTTGCTGATGTTAGGGCTTGCGACTGGACGATGATTGCCGAGGTCACAGGCTGGTTGTCCTCGTCATACCATCCTGGGATGGTTACCTGCTGCAGCTCAACAAAGACCGTCTGGGCCATCTCGGCATCTTTGGACTTGCGCTGCACGATCTGCATGGGCTGGTCGTCCTTGCCTGGAACAATGCTGATCTCAATGTCCAAAGCGCCTCGCCAGGCGCTTGATCCCCTGGCCCTGTGCTGGGCTTCCTCGGCCACGCCGGTGTGGTGAACCAAGATAACGCTGCACTTGAACTCGTTCATCAGGCTGTTGCAGGCATCCAGCATGGTCTTGGCATCCTGGGCACTGTTCTCATCACCGGCCAGGAACCTGTGCAGGGTATCAACCACAATCACGGCTGGGTTTTCTGGCAATGCCCTGACCTGCTCGACCACTTTGATGTAACCGGTTGCGGTGTTGAGATCGCAGCCGTCCTTGGACAACCACATGGCCAGGTGACCGGCCTGGTGGTAGTGTTTCCAGGCTGCAACGCGCCCACGCAGGCCGTGGTGGCCTTCTCCTGCCAGATAGACCACATTGCCTGGCCGAACCTTCTGGCCTGCCCATTCTTCGATTCCGCTAGCCATGCGCAGGCACCAGTCCAGCACGACAAATGTCTTGCCGCCTCCAGATGGGCCGTGAACCATGATGAGTGCTTGTGACTGCAGCCAGCGCTTGACAAGCCAGGAGATTGGTGCTGGCTGGGATGAGAAGTCATCTGCTGGGATGAGCCAGTCGTCCTTTGGTGGTAGCAGCAGGCTGGCCAAGTCGTGGCCTGCTTGGGCATAATCGTTGGCGTCTCCCTCAATTGGCGGCATGACCATCCTCGCTCCAAATTTGGCCGAGGCCTGCTCTGCATATCTCTGGCCGACGCCAGACTTGTCATGATCTGCCACGATCACAATGTCCTGGGTTGCGCCGTACATCTCGCGCATGATGCCAGTTACAGGAACGAGGTTGCTGGCGCTGTACGCCACCACCACCGGCCTGTTGGTGGTCTCATGGATGGTGGCTGCTGTGGCAAAACCCTCGGCCACAAACAGTGCGCCAGGCTCATCCAGTGAGCCTACCATCCAGAACTTTCCTCCAGTTTGGCCCCCTGGGTGGTACAACTTGCCACCGTCGTGGTCAATATATTGCAGCGTGGCCAGCGTGCCATCTTGGTCGTAGAGTGGCAGCACCAGCCTACCATCTCCTGTAATCCGTGCGCCATGCACGCCAATGCCTTTGCGCTGCAGGTATGGATGCTCTGGGCTGGCTCCTTGGGCACCTGTCCAGATTTTCTCGACTGTCTCGCTGGCCACTTGGTGCTTGCGCTCCAGCTCAGCGTCGCGCAGCGCCTTGGCCTCTGCCATGCGTCTGGCGTGGGCCATTTCCTCCGTCTGCGTGAGCTTGCGTCCTACATCAGCTCGCCAGGTAACCTCCATACCAGAACGCCAGCAGCCAAAGCGCCCTGCTGGAATGCCATCACCGAAGACAAGATACCAGCCTGGCTTGTCGCCGTGTCCTGGTGCGCCTTTGGTGCCTGATCGGAACCTGTGAATCTTGCCATCCATCAGGATTTCGCTCGGTGGCTCAAGGCCTGCCGCACGCATTGCATCAATGAGCTGCACCTCTGGTGGTGCGACGCGCTTTTCTGGTGGTGGCGACCAAGGACCGCCGAAGACGTTGGAGAGATCAGCCATTGACCGTGGCCTCCCTGCGTGTCAGGTAATCCGATAAGGCCTTGAGAACCTTGTAGGTCGGATTGGCATCTGGGTTGTCGCGCACCTCTCGGATGGTGTTGTAGTGCAGGCCGGTAGCCTCCGCAACCTTGGCAGGCATGCGGTCTCGCAAGGATTCTCGAATCTGTTCTAGGGTTAGCATTTTGCGCCTCGTCGTAAAAATTTCATATCAGGGTGTTGACATGGTACTGCGAAATGGATTACAGTGCAACTACTGCGCGAACGGAATCACCCAAAGGCGCAGCAACCAAGAAGGAGAGCCAAGATGGCAATCAACGTGAAGACCACCGGCAGCCTGTCTGCCAACGGTGTAAAAGTCCTGGTCTATGGCCAGGCAGGGGCTGGAAAGACCAGCCTCATCAAGACGCTGCCCAGCCCCATTGTGCTGAGTGCAGAGGGTGGCCTGCTGTCCATCCAGGACGCCGACCTGCCGTTCCTCGAGATCACCTCGATGACCGAGCTGCAGGAGGCTTACACCTGGCTGACCAGCAGCGACGAGGCCAAGGCCTACAAATCGGTGGCACTGGACAGCATCAGCGAGATCGCTGAGGTGTGCCTGAACACCGAGAAAAAGGCCACCAAAGACCCGAGGCAAGCCTACGGTGCGATGCAGGAGCAGATGGCCGACATCATTCGGGCATTCCGCGATCTGCCTGGCCGTCATGTGTACATGAGCGCCAAGCTGGAGAAAACGCAGGACGAGATGGGTCGGGTTCTGTACTCGCCCTCTATGCCTGGCAACAAAACAGGCCAGGCGCTGCCGTACTTTTTCGACGAGGTGCTGGCCCTGCGTGTCGAGAAGGATGGTGATGGCAATACCCAGCGTGCGCTGATGTGCGACAGCGATGGCCTCTGGCTGGCCAAGGATCGCAGCGGAAAGCTGGATGCCTGGGAGGCACCAGACCTGAGCGCAGTCATTGCCAAGATCGGAGGCAAATCATGATGAACGCTGACCTGAAAGCACTTAGCGCAGACTGGCTGCGCTACAAGACCGAAGAGGGCAATGCCACGACTGAGCGCCGCAAGATTGAGGACAAGATCGTTAAGTTGCTGGCCTTGGCTGAGAACTTTGAGGGCACCGAGACTGCAGAGCCAGAAGGCTTTGTTGTCAAGATCGCTGGCCGCATTGACCGCAAGGTCGACAGCGACAAGCTGCAAGAGCTGGCCGCCGAGCATGGCCTGACCGAGCATCTGGCACGCCTATTCCGCTGGACGCCAGAGATCAACATGGCGCTCTGGAAGGCTGCAGACGAGACCATCACTCGCCCACTGGCAGACGCAATCACGGCCAAGGCTGGCCGCCCATCTTTCAAAATCATCATCAAGGAGTAAATCATGGCTTTTCTTGGACAAACCTTTGACGCAAACGAACTGCCGCAAGGCAACGGTGGAAGCTATGCGCCTCTACCTGAGGGCAACTACAACGCCAACATCACGCAGGCTGAGCTGAAGGACACCAACGATGGCACCGGCCAATACATCAAGATTCGCCTGGACATCACTGGCCCAAGCCACCAGGGCCGAGTTGTGTTCTCGAACTTGAACATCAAGAACGCCAACGCAAAGGCCGAGGAGATTGGCCGCCAGCAACTGGGGGACATCATGCGAGCGATTGGCTTGTCGAAGGTGACTGACACCGACCAGTTGATCGGCAGCAGCGTCAACATCAAGCTGGCAATTCGTGCTGCACGCACGGATGAAAAGACCGGCAAGACCTACGAGGCCAGCAATGATGTCAAAGGCTATCGCGCAATCAATGGTGGAGCAGCACCAGCGTTTAAGCCATCCGCACCTGCAGTAGCACCTGCCGCCCAATCAGCACCGGCCAAGGCAGCACCGCCCTGGCTGAAGAAGTAAGCAAGAAAAAGCCCCAGGAACCGTGAGGAACCTGGGGCAATGTGGCAACTACAGGAAGGAGACGGGAACCATGAAGATACCCGAAGCAAATCATAGCATCCAGGGGCTGATTGACAAAGCACATGAGGCCAAGGCCGAGGTGCCTAGGCCGCACATGGGCTGCAGCCAGCTCGGCCATGTGTGTGACAGGTGGCTGTGGCTGAGTTTTCGCTGGGCTGTGCAGCCCAAGTTTCCTGGCCGAGTTCTGCGCCTGTTCCGCAGGGGCCAGATGGAAGAGGAAACCATTGTCAGTGATCTGCGAGCCATCGGCATGGACGTGCGCAGCACAGGCAGCGCACAGAGCCGTGTTGACCTTGGCTGCCATGTGTCTGGCAGCCTGGACGCCATCATTGAGTCAGGGG